TGTAGCAGTTGCCGGTTTTGATGCGATTGATAATGTCGCCACTGAGGGATTCACGCAAATAGGTACAGTAGCAACTACTGGATTTGATGCGATTGAGAATGTATCGACTGCTGGTTTTACACAGTTAGGAGCAGTATCAACTGCTGGTTTTACACAGATAGGAACGGTAGCAATGGATGGATTTGATGCGTTAAATACTATGTCAACCAATTATAATACTACAATTTTGGGTATTAATGACGATTGGGCGGCACAAGTAAATGAACTCATAACTAATCCTTTGACTACCACTACTACTACCACAAATACAACTACTGCAACTAATATACAGTGTAATATAGTAAATAACGCTGTTGTTTGTTCTGAGATTGATTAGTCGTAGTATCGTACACTAAGGGGACATATGTCCCCTCCTTTCTTATAAATATGCATAGATGCTTACTGTGGTTAGTGGGCTTAATAAATAATGAGGTATATTATGACAGAAGAACATGATGAAAAAGATGATTTTTCACCTGAATATATTAGAACTCTTGAAGAAGCGATAAGAATTGATTATTTGGAAAAGTGGAAAATCTATGCTCAGTTAAAGGTGGTTCAAAAATCTTTGGGCGACACTACTGCTGAATTGAAAAAAGTAAAAAGAGCCTATGAACTTGTTTCGGATAATTTGAAAAGATATGAGGCCGACATGACAGAGTTTAAAGGTAGATATAAATTTGAAAAGGAAAAATCTGAGAAACTTGCGAAGGCTAATAAAGACCTTAGGGCACAAATTCGTAGTTTCAAGAAAGAAAAAGAAGAATGATAAAATTTTCATATTTTTTAACGGAAGATGTTGATGGAAAGAATCTTCACTTAGAACACCTTGAAGACGAAATTATAAATTTTGGAATAGGTGGCGCCAGAGGTGCGGTAAATTTTTTAAGATCGTTAAGAGATATGATGGCTGGTAGTTCTCGATCCGCAGTTCATATGACAGTTAAATGGGATGGTGCACCTGCCATATTTGCAGGTATTGATCCTTCAGATGGTAAATTTTTCGTAGCCAAAAAATCAGTCTTTAATAAAAGTCCATTACTATACAAATCTTCACAAGAAATAGATGGAGATGCCAGACTAGCAAGTTCTCTTAAAGCAAAATTTAAGATAGCACTAGCAGAGTTTAGTAAACTTGGTATTAAGGGAGTTTTACAGGGCGATCTGATGTTCACTAGTTCAGATTTGGAGACAGATAGAATAGATGGAGAAACTTATACAACTTTTCAGCCAAATACCATTGTTTATGCCATTCCAAAGGGCACAGTTTTAGAAAAAAGAATTCGACAAGCAAAAATCGGTGTTGTTTGGCACACTACATATACTGGCAGAAATCTTGAGAGTATGAAAGCATCATTCGGTGCAAATATTAATTCACTAAGAAAGTCAAATAGTATCTGGATGGATGATGCATCATATAGAGATGCCAGTGGAACTGCAACTTTTACTAAAGCAGAAACTACTGCTATAACTTCTAAGTTATCAGAAGTTGGAAAACAATTTCAAAAAATAAATTCTTCAGACTTAACCAAATTTCTAAACATTCAAAGTTCTTTCACTGGTAAGTATATTGGTGCTAGTATTAAGACTTTTAACAATTCAAAAGTTAGAGTTGGCGCTGAGATCAAAAATCCCGCTCAACATGCCAAAGAATATTTGAAGTGGGTAGAAGAGAAGTTCGATAAAGAAAAAGACAAACTGAAGAGTGATGCTGGTAAACAAAAAGTCGAGACTAAGAAAGTAGAAACAATTCGTGAACTAAATAAATTGACAGGATTACTGACTAATGTTATAATATTCCAAAATCTATTAGTATCTGCAAAAATGGACATCGTTAGAAAGTTAAACAAAGTAAAACAATTAACAAATACTTTTGTACGAACTGCTAATGGATTTAAAGTAGTAAATCCAGAAGGTTATGTTGCTATAGACAGAGTATCTGGTAACGCTGTGAAGTTAGTCGATAGAATGGAATTTAGTTATAATAACTTTACAGCAATTAAGGCATGGGATAGATGAAGACAATCGTATTCGCATTTGGAAGAATGAATCCACCCACCAGTGGACATGGTAAACTCATTCAGAAAGTCAAACAGATTGCCCAAAGAAATAGGGCTGATCATCTTATAATTGCCAGCCATTCACAAGATAAGAACAAAAATCCATTGACACCGAAAAAGAAAGTTGCACATCTAAAGAAGATGTTTCCTAACACAAAATTTAAGGCTTCAGATAAAATCAATCCCAACTTCATTAAACAGTTAGGACTATTGACAGGTAAGTTTGATAGTGTTATAATGGTAGCGGGTTCTGATAGAGTAACAGAATTTCAAAGAATTGTAGATAGATATAATGGAAAAGATTTTACCTTTAAATCTATCAAAGTTGTATCAGCAGGAGAAAGAGATCCTGATGCTGAAGGAGTAACTGGAATCAGTGCGAGTAAAATGAGGTTGTTTGTCAAGAATAATGATTTTGCAGGATTTAAGAAAGGATTACCACCTGGTTACAGTGGCGCACAACAACTTTTTAATGATGTAAAAAAAGGAATGGAACTCAAAGAGGGAGTACATCACTCCTTTACCTCATTTTTAAAAGGATAAGTAGATGACAATTATTAACTACAGAAACGAAGTATACGAACAACTCAAAATAGACGAAGGCGTGAAGTATGAAATATACAAAGATCACCTTGGGTATCCCACCTTTGGTGTCGGTCACCTCATCACAGAAGAGGACGAGGAATACGGCAAACCAGTTGGTACAGAAATCAGCGAAGAAAGAGTCCAAGAATGTTTCGATAAAGACCTCGACACAGCAATCTCAGAATGTGTTGCTCTATACGGAGAAGGGTTTAATACAATGCCCGACACGGTCCAGCAAGTCTTGGTTAATATGATGTTTAACATGGGCAGGACTCGCCTATCAAAGTTTAAAAATTTTAGAACTGCACTAGAAGCCGAAAATTGGCAACAAGCGGCCATCGAAGGCAGGGACAGTCTGTGGTATAGACAAGTTACTAACCGAGCGGAAAGATTGATGATTCGTCTTGAATCATTGGGACAGGGGCGACAAGACCATCCAGCCGCTTAAACGGAGAATATTACATGATCGATAGATTACGAGATTATTTTTACATGTGGGGTCCAACTACACTGTTACTCTTTTTTGTGGCAGGATGTGCTGTTATGGATAAACTTCCAGATAAATTTGATAGTATGGAGTATGGTGAATTAGTTCGTTTGAATTTGATATCAGAACAAACTACATGTTCAATAGAAGATATTAAACAAGCGTACAAAATGGCAGCCTTTTTAGATAGATATTCTGATCATAGAATGAACGCAAATAATCAAGCAATCTATGATCAGATTTTTGACTTGGTAGCAGAATTAGAAGAACGGGAAACTCCTTCTGATGCTTATTGTCGTATCAAATGGCAGAATATCAACAGCGTAACAGAAACAGCCCTTGAAGTATCAGGTAAGAGGTCCAGATAAATGAACGAAATAGAAGATCAACTAAAAATAATCGAACAGTATCAAGATAAAGTTGCTGAACTTAATCATTTGCTTAATGAAGGCATGCTTGATAAAGATGAATACGATGAATTGGTTCAAGACTTTAAAGATGTCGAAGCGATTAGAAACGATATCAAGAACGAAGAATTGAAGCAATACGCAGAAGTAGTTGTCAAAAACTTAGCAAAATTACTGCTATAGGATTTATAAATAGTGTTATGGAAAAGACACTACGAGATTTCATCCCTTTAGAAGAGGGCGTTTACGATCCAGGCATATTTAAAGCCGTGTTTTTGGCTGGTGGTCCTGGGTCTGGTAAATCTTTTATTGTTGGACAAACATCACTTGTTGCACTGGGATTAAAACTGGTCAATTCTGATCAGGCATTTGAACGAGCATTACAATTAGCAGGGATGGAAGCAACTACTGATAATATATTTTCTAGTAAGGGTCAATCCCTCAGAGATCGTGCTAAATTTGTTACAAACAAAAGACAGCAAGGATTTATTGATGGTCGTCTAGGATTAGTTATAGACGGCACTGGTAGAGATGTTAAGAAAATACTTACTCAGAAAACAGAACTTGAGAAATTGGGTTATCAAACTGCTATGATATTTGTGAATACTGATTTAGATACTGCTATAGACAGAGATAAAGCACGATCAAGAACACTGGGTAAAGATCAAATTTCTCCTATGTGGAGAGCAGTACAAAATAACATAGGACAATTCCAACAGCATTTTAGACATAATATGTTTATCGTTGATAATTCAACTGATGCTGATTATAAGTCTCAGACAATGAATGTTTATAAAAAGATGATGTCTTGGACAAGATCAGCACCCACTTCTAACAAAGCAAAGAAGTGGATTAATAATCAGATGACTATGAAGAGAATGGGAGAGCAGTTGAATAAATCCCAATATGTATTGTCGGGTATTGATGAGGAAGATATTGGAAGAAATGGTAGTGTTATAAAAAATCGAATAGGTAAATCTTCACAGCAAAGAAAAGCAGAGAAGAAAAAACAAAAGATCAAAACTCTCTCCATAAAAATTGATGAGAAAATAAAAGATATGGATATGGGCGAAGTCATTAAAGATTTCTACAAAAGTGACGCTCCTCAGTTCAAAGGCAAATCCAAGAAAAAGCGCCGAGAAATGGCTATTGCCGCCAAATTGGATGCCGGTGGTGTTAAAGAATCTGAATTACCTCCACACCTCAAAAAACATTTTGATTCATCTGGAAATATCAAGAAAGGTAAGTGGGGAAAAGATGGATGGAAAGCAGATAAAAAACAACCAAAAATAAAGACTACTGTTAAGACTATAAAGGTACCAGGTTATACTGTAGATGAAGCATACAAGAAGCCCAAACCTTCTGCTCAAGAAAGATTTAACAAGAGATTAAAAGATAAACATGGTATTGATCTGGAAGCAAATGCGAGATACTATAAGAGCGTAGCAGACAAATATAGACAGAAAATAAAAGATGCAGAGGTCAAGAAGGAAGAAGTACTTCCTCGATGGATGAAGCGACCTGTTGGTAAAGTTGTACATAAAAAGAAGTATGAGTATGCATTAAAACTTTTAAAAGATTTGTTAGCCAGAAAGAAAAGAGAAGGCGGTGGTCATATGCGCCATGCTGACAACTATTATGCGGCTCAAATTGTTAAGTCTACATTTCCTAACTACTTAGATGCTAAAGTACTCGTTGGTATGCTTGGAGAAGATGCAGAATATAAAGCGGCAATGGGACCAGGTAGTCATGAATGGGGAACTCCAGAAGGCACAGAGTATTTCAAGAAATTAACTCCTGGTGAAACTAGTCAAGATGATTATAAAGAGACTAATAGCAAAGAGTTTTTAGAAATACCTAAAGACTTTGAGTTTAGTGAGGTAGAGATCGCTCAGATGGAAACTGACATTGATAACTTAACATTTGATGATATGGTTAAGTTAGATATGTATGATCCAGAAGAACTGCAGGACATAGAAGATTCTGCAACATTTGAATCGCTTCCTCCAAATGACATAAGTAATAGTGACGAAGAGGTCCAGATCACTGAAGTTCTGTCAATTCAAGGTAGAATGAAGCGTAGATTTGCCGCTAGAAGAAATCGTCAAAAGTTAAAAGTCGCTAGAATGAGAGCATCAAGACGAGCGGCAGATCCTTCTAGAATTAAGAAAAGAGCAACTAGAGGTGCTAGAAACATAATCAAGCAAAGATTTGCTAGAGGTCGTGATATGTCTGCTATGCCTCCTCAAGAGAAAGCCAGAATTGAAGCAATGGCAAAACGATTTGCTCCTCTAGTACAGAGACTTGCTGTAAGAATGGTTCCACAAGTAAGAAAGAACGAGTTAGCAAGAATCAAAAAAGGTAGTGCTGGAAAGCCACAGAAAGCGAAGAAGTTTAAGGTAGCAAAGGCTGGAAGTGCTAGTAAATATGCCGCTAAGAAGTTTAAGGTAGCAAAGAAGAAATAAATAAGGAGAAGGATATGTGTGAGAATCCAAACTGTAAATGTGAAAATTGCACTTGCAACCCTTGTACATGTTCAGGTACTGATTGCGGGTGCTAAATGGGTAAAGCAATATCGCCAAGTAAATATGTTAAGAAGCCCAAATTGAAAAGGGTGAAAAAGTCTGAAGCAATGAAAAGACTGTGGGGTGCTGGACAGACAAAAGTTGGATCACAGGATACATATAAAGAGAAGAGTTAAATCATGTGGGATCGCATTGTAAGATATATAAAAACATTGTTTTTGGAAGAATATGTTTTAACTATATATTTTCCAGATAAGATTGAAAAGAAACCAGATGGTTCTACTGTTCAAGGATTTGCACCGAAAACTTTTAACTGCAAAGCAATAAAAAAACTATCTGATAAAAATATTATCTTCATCGATACGGATAATATAAAGCATGAGGTAAAGGTTACGCAACCCGTCGGTTACGATTTGAAGAAAATTTATTAATTATGGAAGAGAAATGGCAGTTGATGTTTTACTTTTTACAGGACTTGCTGGATATTCACACGACACAGATTTCTTAACAGGCAAACCTATATATGAAACTAGGGGTAGAACCTCTGGTAGTTATCGCCTAGCAACATATCTAAGAGAACAATGTGAATTAGATGTCGAAGTAGTTGACTTCATGTTTTCTTGGACCACCGAAGAAATAGAAGAAGTTATAAAATCCAGAATTGGTCCTGATACCAAACTTGCTGGTGTGGGTGGACTGTTCATGATACACGCCCCAGTTGTTCAACACGCATTTGCATACATTAAAGAGAATTATCCACATGTAACAACATGTGCAGGTAGTCAAGATGTTTGGTCGATATCACAAGTTCAAAATATAGATTATTATGTTTCTGGTTATGGTGAATTGGGTGTAGAAGCGATAGTTAAAGGTAATCCTATTTGGAAATGGGATCAGATAATGGAGGGTGCACCCAAATTCAGACATGTTGATTGTCTAAACACAAAAGAATATAATGCCTTTCCTTGGACTACATTATCAATCGATTATCAAGATAGAGATTATATTGTTCCACATGAAACGCTGTCTATGGAAACTTCAAGGGGTTGTAAATTTGCATGTTCGTATTGTAATTTTCCAATTCTTGGTGTTAAGGGAGATTATACCAGAAGTGCTGAAGACTTTGAACTTGATCTTAAAAGAAATTTTGATAAGTGGGGAACCACAGACTACATTATAACTGACGATACTTTCAATGATTACATAGAGAAGATTAGAAAATACGCTGATGTTGTTCAGTCATTAGATTTTGAACCTTCTTTTATGGGATACATTCGTGCTGATCTAATGACTCTGAGAAAGCATGACATCGATGAATTGATACGAATGAGATTCAATAGTCATTTGTATGGTATAGAAAGTACCAATCATCAATCAGCGAAAACGATAGGTAAAGGTGGTAAGCCAGAAATTATATTGCCTAGAATACTAGAAGCAAAGCAAAGATTTTTAAAAGAAACTGGTTTCTATAGAGGAGAGATGAGTTTTATTTGGGGTCTGCCTTACGAAACACCAGAAACTATGCAAAAGACTCTTGATTGGCTAGATGAGAATTGGGTGGGTGAAGCAGTATCTATGTTTCAGTTAAATATCATTAAGGCTGGTGGTATTACAAGAGAAAATGACATGAGCCGCAACATGCACAAATATGGATACACTACCGCTGATCCCGCCACAGTCACTAGAGTAACAGATCAGTTTGATGAGATTTTTGCAGATCCAGAAATATCAGATTATCAAAAAGAAAGAATTCGATCACAGATGCCCAATCAGAACCCAGATCATCCTAGATTTAAAATTCATACCGAATTATGGAAAAACGAACATTGGGATGCCATTAGTGCTTGGATTGAAGTCTATAAAAATTTGTTTGGACACAAAAGATATTATGATAGAGGTATACCAGCATTTAATCAAGGTAATTGGTTAGCGTGTGGTTTTACAAAACAGGATATGATGAAGACTTTTAGAGAATTGCCTACTATGATGAATCCACCGAGAGAGTTAGTAAAGAAATCTATTGATGAATATAAGTATAAGAAACTTTCATGAGCATTTTGAATTTATAAATAGTATGACATAATAAAACGATCAATGGAGATTCAGAAATGCCAGTCGAAAGGAACATAAGAGAAATTCTCACAGGGCAAGCCGCATTGAATGAAGCAGATCAAACGAAAAGATTAGATATGCTTGTTAGACAGGGTTTAATGTCACAGGCTAAGTTACCTATTCTACGCAGAGGTCTAGATAAACTCAAAGGTGGAAAAGCACTTGCTCCGAATGAAAGAGATGCAGTAAACACTTTAATGAATTCATTTATGTATATTGTTCTTGGAGATGATACAGTCTTCACAAGAGCCAAGATGCATACTCAGAAAAATAAATATCAATCAGAAGAAATAGGACCTGATGAAGAAGAAAATGATGAGTATGAAGAAATTCTTGCTGATGGCGATGATTTTGTAGGAGAAGAAGATTTGACTGAGAAACAGAAAAATTTTATGGTAGATTTAGTTAGTCAATATCTATCAGAGAAAGATATAAAGCAACCCAAAGCAGAAGAACCAACCGCAAATCATCCAGCAGAGACTAGCACAGAGGGAGATACATCACCGCCAACACAAGGTGATTCAGATGCTAAAGATAGAGAGCATATGTGTGTTAGTAAAATGTTCAAGAAAGAGTTGGGAGAAGGCACTTGTATTCCTGGAGAACATGCTGATCCAGATGAAAATGGTCATGTTGAATGGTATACAGTTATGTTTGAAAGTGGCATTGAGAAAGTATACATCAATGAGGATGATGTTGAGATTCTTGATGAACTAGTTCACAAGCATAAGTCTAAGAAGTATGGTGTTGTTGAAGATTATGATACTCCTGCTAAGAAAAAGCCAGTATCTCAAATGACTTCTGCTGAAAAGAAAGAGAACGATAAAAGACGGAAGGCTTATAACGAGTTTCAAAAATCTAAAAGAAACGAAGAAGTTGAAATAGAAGAAGGTGCGATGTCAAAAGACAAAGCAGGTCATACTACTGGCGGATTCAGAATTTCTAATAAAGAAGCGGATGCCGCTAAGAAAAGATTGACTAAAAAAGCCGTGAAAAGACAGGTACAAGCCGCAGCCGCAAGAATCGATGAGCCTTTGAAAATGCAACTTCAAAGACAGGGCAAGTTAAAAGAAGAAGAATCTGTTACAGAAGAAGGGTCAGAGAGGGCTATGCCTCCAGAGAAGTCCAGAGAAGAAACTAAAAAGATAAAGGACAGAATGAGGGCAAAAAATAAATTAAGACCTAAAGGATACCAAGAAGAGACAGAAATCGAAGAAGGAGCATTTAAGAGAATGGCTACCGATGCTGAAGAAGAAGCAAGATTGAAAGCACAGAAAAAAGCCTCTAAAGATTCTAAAAAAGCCGCTGATAAAGAAAAAGAAACTGATCCTGGCATAAAAGAAGCGTACAAAAAGAAATTTGATGCTATGCTGAAGAAAACTGGTAAATCTCTCAAAGATATGTCAGATGACGAAAAGAAGGCATTCTTCAATAAAGTTGATGCATCACACACAGCGAAGCACGAAAGTTTAATTTCTTTTGACGATTTCGATCTGAAAGAATATATCACATCTAAGCAAGTTAAGATGGCAAAAGGTATTGCTTTTGACAAGAGACATAAGGGTGGAGATATGACAGGTGCCGTTAAGAAAATGGAGAAGATTAAGAAAGGTCTCTCTAATCATCCTGGCGCCAAGAAAGCATTACGACAAGCGAATGAGGATACTGATCTTGAAGAAGGTGCCTATAGTGATGCACGAAGAGATGCCGCTAGAGATAGTCGAGGACTAGCATCAACGAAAAAAGACAGACCCGATGTTAAACATGACGCCAAAAAAGATTCGGGTCCTGAACATATTGTTCCTCAACTGCGAAAGGCTGTTAGTATAGGAAAACATGTGACTTTTAAAGATGGTAAAAGCCATAGAATTTCACAAGCACATGCAAGTAAATTCCTGAACAAATATCTATCTTCTAAGCCTGCAGACAAAGAAAAAATGCAAGATCACGCTCATCAAAGTCATAAACACTTTATGAAACATGTCTAAATAATAAATAGTAGTAAACTTTTAAAGGAGAAACAAAATGTCAGGTTGGGGAAAAGCAGATGATAAGACATCTACTGGAACGGTAACGCTAACCGCTCCCACCGTTACTTTTAACGGTGCCAGTGCTGTTGATTCCAATACTATCACAAGTGCCGCACATCCTTTTCGCAATGGCGATCTAGTCAAATACGAAGACGGTGGAGGTACTCAAGTAGTTGGTTTAACAGACACATCTAGTTATTATGTTACTAATGTAGCGACAAACACTCTTCAGTTGGCAGCAAGTCAGGCAGATGCCTTACATAATGTTCCAACTGTAATTACACTTTCAGACGGTGCTGGTGCATCACATACTCTTACGCTAGAATTTGCTAGAGGATCAAGAGGCAGTATTGCCGGTGGTTCAACTGCATTTACAACTGAAGCCGCTACAGGCGATGTTATGGTTGTAGGAACTCAGCAAATGCAAATTCTTTCTATTTCAAGTGATACTGCATGTATCGTAGAGAATTTAGATCGTGCTACTGCACTATCCGCATTTTCTGGACAAGCATATACGCTGAACGAGAAACCTAATACAATTGGAGCAGACGCCAACACATCTGCCTCTTCAGTATTTGGTGTAGATAATACAGAAATTGTTCGTGGCTCAGATAACATCGTTAGCATCGGTGTTAATGAAGCAGGAACACAATACTTAGAAGCACCTACTGTTACTGTTGCTGGTCCTACTGCAAGAACTATTGCTACAACCGCAGTAACTACGGCTTCTAATAGCATTACAATTTCTGATCACAATCTTACCACTGGTTCTAAGTTGACTTACGCTGATGCGTCTGGAACTGCAATCACTGGTTTGTCTGATGGAACCACTTACTTTGCAATCAAGGTTGACAACGACACTATCAAGTTGGCATCAAACTTGTCTAATGCAAATGCCGGTACAGCAATTGGTTTAAGTGGAACTGGTAACAACTCACAGACACTTACTGGTGTTACTGCTACTGCTACAGCCGCAGTTTCTGGTGGTGTTGTAACAGGATATACTGTAACAGAAGTTGGTAGTGATTATACTGCCGCACCTACTGTGACTGTTCCTTTACCAATAAGAACTGTTGCTACTTCCGGTGTTTCAACTGGAGCAGATACTATCACTTACACTTCACACGGTCTTTCTGTCAATGATACAGTTAAATATCAAGATGGCGGTGGTACTGCTCTTGCTGGTTTGACTGACAACACAACTTACTATGTAAAAGCAGTGGCTGATGCGAATACTTTCACGCTGGCTGCTACAGAGGGTGGTTCTGTGATCAACTTGACTGGAACTGGTAACAACGCACAATACTTTGAAGTACTTGGTGCCACTCAAGCAACTGCAAACGCTAATATGGGTGTTGGTGCCGCAGGTGATCAAGGATCAAGTGCCGCTCACAGTGGATGGGTTAAGCGAACAGAAGGAACTGGCGCGAGGGCTGGTCGAGTCCAATATGAAGTTCTAGTTGCACTCAGCAAGAACGGCATAACAAGTGACGCGGCTGACGATACCGAATTTTCAGAATAAGGATTAACTTATGGCTGATTCTAAGGTATCCGAATTAACAGCGGCTACAACAGTAGCCGCCGCTGATCAGTTTTATTTAGTTCAAAGTTCTACTAGTAAGAAACTCACAGCGGCAAATTTGTTTGCCAATGTCGCAACACCTGTTAGTTTTTCAGATAAAATCAATATTGCTGGCACCGCTCAAACTCTGACTGGTGCTGGCACTATTTCCACTGCAAGCACGATTACATTATTAAATCCTGGTAGTAGTGGAACTTTAGATATCGGTTCTGGCACAGAAGGCCAAATCAAAATTCTTATTATGATAGCCAATTCTAGTGCATACACACTAACATTAGAAGATTCACAACTGGGTCATACAAGCATCCGATTTGATGCTGTGGGAGAAACTGCAACGCTGATATATACTAATAGCAAGTGGTACTGTATTGGAGGTACTGCTACAGTTTCATAATAAAAAGAAGTACAAAATGATTGAGTTGAATGAAGAGAATTTTCTAGTTTATGCATTGAAGAATTATAATAGTCCCGAGTGTACAGGGATGGATGATTTTGAAGAGGATGTAAAAAGATTCAAATATCTGAAAAGATTGTTTAGAAGATATGCGAAGACAGATATATTGAGTCACCGTCTTATAATAAATCACTTGATTGTTCTTTATAATGTTTTTGGTGGTGCCGCAACTCCCTTGTTGTTTTATAAAACAGATGAGGATCACTGGCCAATTTTAAAGACTTTTTTGGTATTTTTGAATAGAATGCCAATGGAACAAATTGTAACAGGTGGAGTAAGAGAAGATGAGATTCCACTAGACTATAAGATAATAAACATACTTAGGAAAATTTAATGTCTGCCGTTGTTGATACACTAGTCGTTTACAGAATACTCAGATTATTCGCACAGAAGATCGAAGATATGGATGCGTTTAAATTGGGTATAATAGACGCTGACGGCAAGAAAATTAAACAACCATCTACAGGTGAAGAGAGAGCATCCTATACTCTACTAACCAGATTCGTATTAAAAGTCAAAAAAGCATTAACTAGATCGCCAGATATGAACGCAAAAAGGCTATTGACATTTGCGGCGGCAGTTGCTATACTACGAGAACATGGCGAAAATATAGAGGATGATGAATTAGAAGTGTTATTAGAACTTTATGCTAATGACGAAGATATAGTAAAAGAAGCAGAACTATTGGAAGGATCAAACTTATTCTCTTTTAGAAACTTCTTACTTGATGATGTTGCGGCTAATGCAGTTGGCGGTGGTGCAATTCATGGAGTTGGTGTAGGACCCAAGGGAGAACCCGGAAAACCAGTCAAGAAAAAGAAGAAAAGTGATCAAGAATATCCAATTCTTTTACCAATGGCACGGCGAATAAATCAGAAGATAGCAGAACAACGCCAACGAAGAAGAGGGTAACATGCCCGAGACAGCCCTAGAAACCAAAGTTGCAATACTGCAAAATGACATGAAACAGATGGAAGGTCTGTTCGGTAGACTTGATATTGCCATCGATAAGATGTCAGAAGTATCAAATTCAATTAATCAATTACTGGCAGTGCATGAAGAAAGAATTGGACAAGCCGAACGAGAGACAGAGGATTTATTTGGTCTCATGGAAAAGCGTAGAATAGAACAAGAAGAAGCAAGCAAAGAACTTCACTCAAGGATTACTTCTCAATCAAGGGAAATACAGAAAGAAGTAAAACACGAAGTTGAGAGACTTAGCGATCTAATGACAAAACAGCACGAAGAAGTAAAAGAAGTCATAGAAAATCACAATAAAGAGACAGATAATGAAATCTCTGATTTAGAACAAAGAATCAGAAATATAGAGAAAAAGCAATGGATTGTCATGGGGGCAGCCATTGTTATTGCATGGATAGGGGCAAATATACCAGCAATTATAGAATTATTTTAAATTAATTACTTGACAACCACACTTTAATTATGTATAATGTGATCTTATGAGTCTATACTTAGATATTAAATATCTGAACATGATTTCTCACAAATTTGAGATTTTCAAACGCAAGGATGATTATCTCTTTAATGTGAGATGTCCTGTCTGCGGCGATTCTGCCAAAAATAAACGAAAAATGCGTGGGTATTTCTATCGTAAACAAAACGATATGTTTTACAAATGTCATAATTGTTCTCATGGTGCATCTTTCGGTAATATGCTTAAACAGTTAGATCAAAATGCATATAAAGAATATGTCTTAGAAAGATACAAAGATGGAGTGAGTAAATTTAAGCCACACAAAGATCCAGAATTTCCTAATTTTGTACCTGACTTTGATAAAAGCAAACATAAGTTTGTACCTGACTATGATATGTCAGAAAAACCTCCGTTTAAGAAATCTTCACCCGCTCGTATAATTGATAGAATCATGGATAGAGTTGATAATCTTCCATATGATCATGAAGCGGTAAAGTATTGTGAAGGAAGAAAAATACCTAAACATGCTTTTGATAGACTCTATTACATCGATAATGTGCAAGATGTAATTCAGTTGAATGATAAGTATAAAGAGAGTATAAAGACTAATGAGCCTAGATTAGCAATACCGTTCTTTGACCATCGCGGTCATTTGATGTCGGTAACACTAAGAGCGATGCGAGAAGAAACATTGCGGTATATATTAGTGAAAGTTAATGATAGGGCTCCTACAGTATTTGGGTTAGATGAAGTTGATGTTTCTGAACCCATATTGGTTGTTGAAGGACCTATAGATAGTTTGTTCTTAGAAAATGCTATTGCAGTATCTGGTACATCTTTCTCTAAGATAGATGAGTTAGATTTACCACAAGAACAGATGACTATAACTTTTGATAATCAGCCAAAGAATAGTGAAGTCTGCAAGTTGATGAAGAAGTATATCGATTTGAACTATTCGATTTGTATCTGGCCAGAGTACATAAAAGGTAAAGATATAAATGACATGATAATGAGTGGTATGACTGCTGAAGATATTTCTAGATGTATTAAAGAAAATACATTTCATGGTTTGTCCGCTCAAATGAAGTTAACCGATTGGAAAAAATGTTAGGAGAAAATCAATGGAATTTTTAAAAAATTTGTGGAATAAGATTTTCAACTTCTTAGATTATAATAAAGATGGCTCAGTAAATAAACAAGATGCGACCGATGCCGTTGATGATGTGAAAGAAGAAGTTGCAGAAACTAAGGCAAAAGTCAAGAAGCGAGTAAAACGGATCAAAGAAGAAGTTCAAGATGTCAAAGATGCCGTTGCTGATGCTGTTGATCAAGTTGGTGATATTGCTGATGCCGCCAAAGGAAAGCCTAGAAAGGGAAGAAAACCAAAGGCTAAGAAATAGTGCCAGTTGCTTCAAGCGAGGTAAAAAGTTTTTGGCCGCTCGCTTGGCCTTTTGATCAAATTGTACCAGAATTACCTAATAGCGGTAGATTACTGGAAATAGGACCTTACTTAGGTAAATCAACTATTTCTTGGGCAGAGCAATTTGCCTCTGCTGGTTACATGTATGATATTCATACTGTTGA